TAATATTGGAGGATTTAATAAAGATACTTGGGTTATTCAACAATTACTAAATAATCATTTTAAAACAACTATAAATATGAATTTCTATTTCGGCAATGGAAAAAAATCAATATCGTTTGAAAAACACAATCATCCTTATTCTGTTATAGTAAAAAATATCTACGGAAAATCTAAGTGGATTATAGATAATAAGGAACGAATACTAGAAAATCAAGATTTACTATGGTTTAATCAACTTATTGATCATCAAGTAGTAGAAATTAACGCTCCAAAATTATCCTTAACTTGCAATATAGATTTAAAAATATAGTTTAATAGCAATAAAACATACTATATAGTATCGTTTATGCTTAATAAAGTACAATTCCGTCCAGGTATCGATAAAGAAAACACTGAATATGGCGCAGAAGGCGCATGGGTTGATTGTGATAAAGTACGTTTTCGCTTTGGACTTCCTCAAAAAATAGGTGGTTGGCTTCGTGTTGCAAGTTCAGCGATGGTAGGAGCAGTAAGAGGAATTAAAGCTTGGTTCGATTTAGCAGGTACTCGATATATTGGACTTGGAACTAATAAAAAAGTTTATATTTATACGGGTGGAAATCTAAGCGATGTTACCCCAATTCGTCAATCTAATACTTCATTAACTAATATGTTTACGACTACAATTGGTAGTTCAAATGTTACTGTAGAAATAAATAATCATGGAGCCTCTACAGGTGATTTTGCTATCTTTAGTAACATAACTAATCTTACTACAGGGACTTCTTTCGTGGCATCTGACTTTGAAACAGGTGAATTTGAAATACAAGGTATAGCTAACTCTAGTGCTTTTTATATTGAAATGCCCTCTAATGAAGCAAACGCTGGTATTACATCTACAGGAGATGGTGATGCTGATTTTGAAATATCAGTAGAACCCGATGTTCAAACTTTAGGATATGGTTGGGGAACAGGAACATGGAGTGCTTCTACATGGGGAACTGCTAGAGCGACATCTAACGTTGTGCTTAATATGGGAATGTGGTCTTTCGATAACGCTGGTGAAGATTTATATGCTTGGAAAAAAGATGGTGGAACTTATGTGTGGGATACTTCCGCAGGAGTAGATACTCGAATGACTGCGGTCGCAAACGCTCCTACTTCTTCTACTACAGGGTTAGTTTCTACACCTGATCGACATTTAATTTGTATAGGAACAGAAACAAGTATTGGAAATACAGCTTCTCAAGACGATATGTTTATTCGATGGTCTGATCAAGAAAACTTTACTGAATGGACTGCTAACTCAACCAATACTGCAGGTTCTCAAAGACTAGGTCAAGGTAGTAGAATTATAACTGCAAAGAAAACTCGAAATGAGATATTAGTATGGACAGATCAAGGACTTCACAGTATGCAGTTTATCGGTCCTCCTTTTACTTTCGGCTTTCGACTACTAGGAACTGATTGTGGAGCTGTAGGACTAAACTCAGCTGTTGTAGTTAATGATACAGCTTATTGGATGTCGGAAGGTCGATTTATGGTTTATCGAGGTGCGATACAAGAACTTCCTTGTAGTGTGAAAACGTATGTATTTAATGATATTAATACTACTCAAAATCCTCAAGTTTATGCGGGTGAGAATAACGGATTCAATGAAGTTATCTGGTTTTACGCTTCAGCTAATTCAAGTCAAGTAGATCGATATGTAATTTATAATTATCAAGAAAATGTATGGTATATTGGAACAATGAATCGTAGTACTTGGATCGATCAAGGCGTTTTCTCCGTTCCTCATGCTACGGAATACTATGCTAATTCTACTGCCGCTACAACTCAAACATTGAATGGAGTATCAGCAGGTCGTAGCTTTATTTATGAACAAGAAACTGGTACTACTAAAAATGGTGAAATTATGGAATCATATATTACTAGTGGAGATGTAGATATTGCAGACGGAGATCAATTCATGTTTATTCGAGGATATATTCCTGACTTTAAAAATTTACAAGGAACTGTAAAGATGAACTTATTATCAAGAGAGTTTCCTGCTGATACTCAAACGGAATCAGGAGAAATAGATATTACTTCAAGCACGAGAGAAGTTAATACAAGATCGAGAGGGAGACAAATAGCTGTTAAAATACTTAGCGATTCAAGTGTAGATGACCAGTGGAGATTCGGAACTTTACGTGTTGATGCTCGACCCGATGGTAGAAGATAATGACTTTTAAAAGACCTCCTACGATTCCTTTAAGTCGAAATAAAGATGATATAAACGAAATCTACAATCGAGCAGTTACTGATTTAGAACAGTATTTATTAGAGATTACTCAGCCTGCTGGTACAGGCTTTTCTACTAGCAATGTTACTACAACTAAAACGATTGACCCTACAACAGCGACTTTAGGAGATGTCGCTAACGTTGTCGCAACGCTAATAGATACTCTAAAATCGAAAGGATTACTTGATTAATTATCGCAAAGCGACTTTAGACGATGTTAGACCGATTAGAAATTTACTTCTAAATTGGCTTAAAGAATCGCCTTTAAACTTAGGAAAACCTAATACAGGAAAGGGAGATGCTTATATTCACGATATTATCTATAATCATTTCGTTATCGTGGCTGAAAAAGAGGGAAAGATAATAGGAACGATATCTCTAGTTTTAGGAGATATGTGGTACACAGATAAAAAGTTCTATCGAGTGAATTGGCTTTATGTAGATAATAAAAAAAGGAATAGTAGAATAGCAAAAAAATTGCTAGAATATGTTAAGGAATACGCTAAAATAACAAAGATGCCTTTGATATTAGAAATGACTCAAGGTCACGATATTGATAGAAAACATCAATGGTTAATGAGACAGAATTTTGAGTATCTTGGTGGAACGTATGGAGATAATTTATAATGGGAAGTTTATTTAAACCAACAACAACTGTAGTACAGGCACCAAGCGAATCGCAAGTTACATATGAAATTCCACAGTACTTTAAAGACGTACAGGAAAGTTTAGTTACAAGAGCGAATGCAGCCAGTCAAGCTGGCTTTACACCTTACGAGGGTGAAAGAATTGCTCCTTTATCACAACTGCAAAATGCTGCCATTACTCAAGCACAATCTACTTTAGGTCAATACGGAGCATCTGGCGTTGTACCAGCCGCACAGCAAAGAGTTGAAACTGCCGCTAATATTGCAGCTACACAATTTAGTCCTGAATTAGCACAGCAGTATATGAATCCTTTTACTCAGCAAGTTACGAATGCCGCTATAAGAAATTTACAAGAACAATCAGCATTAGCTTCACAGCAACAAAGAGCACAAGCAGTTCAATCTGGTGCTTATGGTGGAGCAAGACAGGGAGTACAAGAAGCAGTGCTTCAAGCTGAAACAGCAAAACGAGCTGGTGATTTAACCGCTCAATTACAATCACAAGCATTTTCTGAAGCTGCACAAAGATTTGCAGCTGATCGTGCAGCTGCCGCTCAAGGGCAAATAACTGCAGCGCAAGCGATTCCTGCATTACAAGCACAAGCTGGTCAAATTGCTCTTCAAGAAGCTGCCGCAGGAACTCAGTTCGGAGGTTTACAACAAGCAGTTCAACAGCAACAGTTACTAGAAGATTACCGTGACTTCGTAGAACAACAAGGATTCGAAAGAGGACAACTTCAGTTCTTAACTGGATTACTTGCAGGACAACCGATACGATCTTACGGAGAAGAACGTTCTGGTATGCTAGGCCAAGTCATAGGAGGGACCTCCCCATTCGGTCAAGTAGTAGGAGCAGGAACAGCATTATCAGGGTTTATTTAAACCATGGCAGAAGTTTCAATTAAAAGAGATCCTCGTAAGGATTTAGATTTCTTAAATCAATTATATCAAAACACAGGTGGAAATCCTGAATATGATCGTCAGGAAAAAATGATTTTCGATGCTTATGGCGGAGAAGATGAATTTGTTAATGCAGCTAAATTATTTAGAAACGCTGAAAATAAACAAGTAGTTCAAGAAGAAACAGTTACGGAAGAGCCAGCTTCTAGTAATGTATCTACTACTGGTGGCGATGTTTCTATGGGAAATGCTTTAGGAAGTCAAGTAAACACAGTTTTAAATCAAGAAGATATTATCGCTGATGTTGAAAAACAGATGAATCAAACAGATCAAAAAAGAAGTGAAATAGATTTTATCGCAGAAACAGCTGGACTAAACGATAGCCAAAAGAATGCGATGTTAACTGCTTTTGGACTAAATGATAAAAATCTTTTTGAGCGTATTACTGAAAATGTAGGAGCATTATTTAAAGGAAGAGAAGTATTTGGAATTGATCCTGAAACTTTAGATTATACTTTCGCAAGAACATCTCCTGCGCAAGAAATAAAAGCTAGATTAAAAGACCCTCGTGTAGGTATCGGTTTAAATATTATAGAGCAAGCAGGAACTCCTGGTTTCTCTTCTCCGTTTGCTAGAATAGCTAAAGGAATAAATGAATATAATAAATCTGCTCAAGAAGCAGATCTAGCTAAACTTCGATATGGTCCTACTGCTGATAAAGAATCATTTTCTTATTCAAAAGGAATTAAATACACTATCGGAGATATAACAGATCCAAAAACAGGGCTAGATTTATTTTTTCCTGATATGACTAAAGGTATGACAGGAGTTGCTTCCGGCGTTGTAGGAAGTCGAACAGGAATAAAAGATTTACAAACTTTCGTAAAAGATGAAGATGTAGTTACCGATACTTCTGGTGAAGATGATATTAAAATAAAAGATGAGTATGCTATTTTAAAAGATAAATCTACGGATGTTATAAGTCAGTACGAAAGTCAGATAGAGCCGGGATTTTTAGAAGCTGAACAGTTAGTAGATGTTATTGATTTACAAATAGCAAACATAAGAAATGATCCCGATACTTTTAAAGACTATGGTCCTAGACTACAAACATTTGCTGACTTAGGTCAATTTTTAAAAGCGGTCGTTCCAAATGAAAAGTTTTTTAATGAATTCATTGCGCCATTTGTAGGAACAGATTATTCAGGTTTTGGTAATTTAAAACTTGAAGATAAAGTTAGAACTAAAAAAGTACTAACTCAATCTAAAAAACTATACCCTGTATCTAACGCTGATATTGATTTATTAGGAAATTCATTCGCTAACTATGGAGATTCACCAGAAATTTATTTAAAAACTGCTTCATTTCAACACGCTTTAGGATCATATTCTAAACTTCTACAAAGAGGATATCAAAACTTTTTAGAAATAAATAAAGACCCTAAATTAAAGTACGGATCATCCGGTTATGCTGCATCTTTATATCCGGAAAGTGAAGCTATGATTAATGATAAAAGATACACTGATGCTGTTAGTTACGCAAGAGCATGGGCGAATAATTTCATTAAAGAAAACTATGGAGAGATAGATCCAGCTAAATTAGGCTTTTCTAAAAATAAAATAACTGATTATGATAAAGAATCTGAAGCAGGAACAATAGATGGCGATTACTCACCAATTGCATATCTTGCTACAAATTATTATACTCAAAATGAAGATCTTCTTTCTAACATAAGAAGCGGTGGTGGACCAGATAATAATCTTATATTTAAAGATAAGAAACCAGAGCCTATTTTCCTTGAAGAAGTAGATGGCGTTATTGAAATAAATAGAGATA